TGCGGTGTTACCGCGGTCTGGGTGCTCGTCGAGCCAGAACGTGTATCGCTCGGCCGCCGACATCGTCGTGACGTCGCTGATCGGATCGCCGCCGTAGGTCGTCGAGACGTTGAACGTGGCCGTGATGGTGTTGACGTTCACCGCGTAGAGCAGTTGCCCCGCTCCGGTGATCGACCCGCTCGCCGTGATCGCCTGCGCGATCGCGGTGGCCGAACCGCTCGTCACGTCGCGCCGGTCGTAGATGCGGATGCGTGCGCCCTCGTAGATCGTGCCGGGCACCGCCGACACACCTTCGCCCGCGATGAACGACAGCGCCACGCCGCTCCCGGCGGCGGTGACGATCGCCTCGACCTGCGTCGGCCCTTGAGCGAACGAGGGGCCGTTCATCCGGCATTCGGGCAGGAAGAAACCCCACTCGTCCCAGGGCGGAACCTCGCCGTTCACCGGCATCGGCTCGATCACGAACGTGTCGCCCGCAGACGGCGTCGTCGACATCGTTTCGTCAGTCTGCAACAGGAAGTTGCCACTGGCCTCGACGTTGTCGGTCAGCGGGTAGCTCTCGCCCTCCATCGTGCCCGACGTGAACCGCACCCGCATGCCCGCCATCGTCGAGTTCAGATGTTGCGGCATCGAGGCGCACGTCCAATCGCCCGTCGCCGCGGTCGTCGAACCGCCGACGGCGAGCTCGCTACCGTAGCGCGTCTCCGAGATGTAGACGATCGACTTGGTGCCGTCGTATTCGACCCGCGAGACGAAGTAGTCGGTCGTCGTCGGGGTCACCGTCACGGTGCCGCTCGGCGCCACTACGTCGGCCAGGCCGCCCGGCGTCGAGCCGGCGCCGAAGCGAATCCGCATGCCGGGTCGGTAGTGGAACGAGGTTGACTCGAACGCGATAGGGTCACCGGCGGACCCGAGGGCCTGCCACGTGACCGGGTAGACGGCGACGTTGACCGAATCAATGCTCTCGCCGACGCCGGTCGCCTGCGCCGCGAGCTGGTTCCCGCCATCGCTGTATCCGCCGAAGCGGACGTTCGAGAAGACGCGGGTCGTGGTGGTGCCTGCGGTGGCGCCGACCTCAAGCTCGAGCTGGAAGACCTCGCCGTTCTCGAGCGGCGGGTCGAGCGGCGTCGATGACGCCAGCGTGATCGTGCTGGGTGTCGAAGACGACCACGAACCGATCAACAGACGCTCGCCGGTGCGCAGGCGGTTGACGTATTGACCGCTCGGATCTTCTTGGAAGACCGACGTCAGAATGATCTGTTGCCGGTCGTTCGCCTGCGCCGCGTAGGCGCGTGCGTAGCCAGGGTAGGTCGTGGTGTGCAGCGGGACGTATTGACGCCCGTCGACCGCCGGCCCAACGTCGCGGCGGTCGTAGAACGACGCCGTCGGGTTGTAGCGCGTCCACCGCTTGATCGACGAGGTCGCCCGCCCCTTGAGGTTGAACGACTGGTATTTCGTCGGCCAACTCCCCGGCATGGTGAACGTGTCCCGCGAGGTGGCCGACCGCGAGTAGGTCGACACCCGCGGGTAGATCGCCGGGTTGCGAACGGAGATTTGCGGGTTCGCGTCTTCGTATGCGGCGCGCTCGCCAACCGCGCCGCCCTGCGATTGACCGATAGCGAGGATGAACTGTCGTGTAGCCATATCGCAGAAGGCGGCGAGCCGAAGCCCGCCGCCGGGTTGTCGAAACGCTAGCCGTTACCGGCGCGGTTGACCGAGGCCGGGTAAACGCCCGGCGGGAGCGCATCACCGAGACCCGTCGTCGGCGAGGCCGGCGCCATGACGTCCGGCGTCATGGACAGGTGGGCGCTGATGATGCCATCCGACAGCGTGTCCGCACCGGCCGTCGTGCCGATGCTGTAGCCAACTCGCAAGTAGCGGTGGCCCAGCGCAACGGGGTTGTTCAGTTGGCCGGCGATCGGGCTGACCGCCAGGCTGAACTTGCCCGTCGACATCGACGCCAGCCCTGGCGAATCCTCCATCGCCGCGGCCGGGATCAAGTCGCCTTGCGCCACGACCACCGCCGCGGTGCTGGCGTAGGTCGGCGGGTCTGCCGAGTCCGCGAACACGATCACCTGAAACGTCAAGGCCGAGGAGAGGCCGAGGGTCGCTTGCAGGCGCTCGTGGATCGTGAACGTCACGTAGAACGGGTTGCCAGCACCCCAATCCCGCAGGTATTCGCCTGCGGGCGAGGCGCCGGTGTTCGAGAGCATGTCGACCCAGTTGGTCGACAAGATCACGTTGCCAGTCGCCGACCCCGCCAAGTCTTGCTCGACGGAGAAGGCACCGGCGGCGTCGATCATTCCCATGAGGCCCCCAGGTTAGAAGGTGTCCGGGATGACGACGCTGGTCGGGTAGTTGCGACCCGGACCCGCTTGGTCACCGTGAACGAGGAAGGCGTCGACCTCGAGGGCGGCGATAGCACCGCCGACCGCCGTCACGCCGATGCCGAGGTAGCGTTGCAGGTCGAGGTTCTCCGGGTTGTCGACCCGGATCTTGACCTGCTTCCCTACCGGGAGCTGCGCGATCTCGATGGTCGGCGCGGTGCAGAACGTCACCGGGCTGCCGGTGCCGTCCGCGGCCGTCGAGGTTTGCAGGAAGAACGTCACCGAGGTCGCCGTGGTCGGCGCGGTGAGGATGTTGATGACCACGTAGAGCGGCTCGCCGTCCGAGATGTTCCGCGACAGCGCGTCGCCCGCGGAGACGCCGCCGGTCATCGCCGTGAGGGCGGTGCCGGCAAGGTCGACCGTGGTGTCGTTGACCGCGCTGTTCCCCGACGTAGGCGTCGGGGTCCAGCTATCCGCGATCTGGAGGTTGATGTCAGAGATCATGTTGTTGTTCCTCCGCTTAGGTCAGGCGGGCTTCGGTGTTGCTGAGGGCGTCGCACAGGCGGATCGGGACGCCGTTGAACGACAGGTAGCGGCGCGGGTTGCCGAACTGGTTGACGCCCTCGACGAACGCGAGCGTCGCGCTGAACTTCTCCATCGCCATGCGCGAGAGCGCGCTGTGCACGAGGCGGTTCACGTAGAACGCCGGCTTGACCATGTTGATGTTCGGCATCTTGTAGAGCGCCGTCGTCATGGTGTGCAGCAGGTTCGTGTAGACCGTCGGGGCCTGCGCGCCGCTGAGGCCGGAGAGCTCCGCCTCGAGCAGGTTGCAGATGCGGACGCCGTAGCGCCAGTCCTGCACGACCAGGCCGTGGTGCCAGGTGAACAGGTCGACGTATGCCTGCATCCGGTTGGCGGTGACGCCACCTTGGCCGTAGACGGTTTGCTCGCCGAGGTCCTGGTGCACCAGGCCGGCTTGCGAACCCTCCGGGAAGGTGCAGTAGATCGACTCGTCGCCCCAGCCGACCAGGTAGACCGAGGTCTGAGTCGAGCCGGCCGCACCGCCGCCGTCGATGACGTTCTGCGAGTTCGCGGCACCGGAGAGGACGCTGTAGCGGCCTTGCAGGCCGAGGTAGCTCGCCGGGTCCGTCGTCGGGTTGCCGCGGAACATCGTCAGGGCTTGGGTCTGGCCCATCGACTCGATGTGAGTGCGGGCTCGGCCCAGGCGGAAGCGGCCGACGTCGCCGCTCATGTTGGCGATGACGCAGTCCGTCTCGGAGCGCGCCTCGAGCATGCCGATCGCCTCGTCGACCTGAGCGGTCGTCGCCTTGGTGGCCGGGATGCCTTGGTTGATCTGGCGCCAGTAGACGGCCGGCAGGCCGGTCGCGATCGTGACGCGGTGGTGGGTCTTGCCGTTCGCTTCCTTGAAGACGCAGTCCTCGAGGACTTCGTTCGTTTGCGACAGGACGTTGGTGACGACGGCGAGCTTGCCGTCCGGGTCGAAGAGCTTGGCCCAGTCGGCCAGAGTCAGGTTGCTGGTGCTGAGAGCAGCCATTGGTCAGTTACTTCTTGTTGGGTCCATACATGGCGGCGGCGGCACGATCTGCATCGTTGAACACGTCGCCGGTGAAAGGCTTGACTGGTTCGGCGGTCTCTCCCCCGTTCACAGCCGGCGCCTCCGAGATCGCACGGCCAACCTTCACCAGCAGCCGGAACATTCCGGGCTCTTTGCCGAGCGGTAGGTC